CAGACACTTGTGCTCCCGAACTTTCAAAATCCATATTAACAAAAGCGTTTGAGTTAAAGCCCAAAACATTATCAGTAAAAATAGCTTTAACGCTTGGAAAGCCTATCTCAAGAGTGACGTTGGTAGCGTAAGGTGTTCCACCATAAGTTGCTTTCATTTGCGCACTAAATAATTGCGCGTAATACCCAGCTGGAACGGTAATTCCAAAGGCAACTGGAGTAGTATACAATGTCAACACATCAGCGCTTGGAATGTGTAGTTTAACGGTCTTAATCGATTGACTTGCGCCGCTACCAATTTCGGCCAGCTTCAAAACATTTGGCAGCATTTGAGCCAAAGTTACCTGAGTCCAATAGATACCCTCAGCAGGCGTTTCACCTGAGAACGTGCCAGCGAAAACCGCTTGCCATATTCTTGAGTTATAGCCCACGAATTTTAGGTAAACATCTGAGGACGTACCATCGTATGTTGTAGCTGGGTTATAAGCATCCACGTTGTCGCCATTCACCACGTCTTGAATTACGCGATAAATATCAATGACACGGTCGTCCCATTCGGTGAATGTTAACTCCGCATTTTTGGTTGTCATAGGTGGATAAACCTCCTGACGTAAAACCATTGCATCCAAATCATTTAATGCGCTCATATCGCTTTCATTCTAAAACCGTGACCATTATTTTTGCGAACACCCTCACAGTATAAAGGATAAACCGCTGAGTAATTGCAAAGAAAATCCCTTACCTCCGTTTCGTATACCTTAGCACCGCTGCGAGTTTGTGCTATCATTTGAGTTAGCTGCGTTCCGCTTATCCTTTCGCTATTTTCTAACGTTTTTTGAACGAATCCGCTATTTGTAGACTTAACTCCATTGACCACCAAAAGGCGAGCGTACACGTAGTATTTCAACGCCATCTTTAACCCCGAAAAGTAGATGGCATCTGCCTCACCATTTGGAGTGTATATCTTGCCATCCAGCAGTTCAATATACTTCGATGCGTTTAGGTTATTCATCATGTCCAAATACATGGCCGCCCCGATTATAGGCTTAATATCAAACTCCTGAGCCTCTGTAATTATCGGGTCAATATCGCGGTCGTCTAAGTTCTGAGTCAGAAACTTGTTTTCAGTAAAATCCGTTATGTTGATAAGGTTTATCATAGGATTGGGGACGTTTTCATGTCCAACGGTTTAATTTTGTAACTGCCTCCAAAAGTATCGAATAATAACCAGTCGAATGTTTCTTCTAAAATTGCCCTTTCGTCTTGTGTCATGCGATTGTAGAACGATACGGCATCATCCAACTGAGCAGACAAACCAAGCGAACCAGCAACCGCATCTAAAAACACCGTTGGAATTGCAAACACCTTTCGGATATTATCCTGAGTGCTTTTCTCATGGTACTCAAATAGCTTGTCGTTATTTGAATGCGTAAAAGGTATCAACTCAGGCTTTTGCTCAGGCGTGTCGATGTCCAAAAGCATTAAGCGATTAAAATTGTCCGCGCCTTGAAATTCCTTTAGCTGCTCTACTAGGCCATCTGAGTTGTTATTATCGCCCTCAGCTTGGCCATAACGAACCATCATGTGCGAAGCCATAAACGAACCGCTTATGTTTCTGTATTTGAATAGCTTTATTTGGCTATCTGTTTCAATGTCCTCTAATTCGCTATCAAAATGCGACAACGGATAGGCAACGTCACCACCAGCACCGTGATAATATATTTGACCTTTGTAGTATTCAATCCCACCAGCCGCTTCTATTTGCTTTTTGACCGTTTCGGAATCGGGATTGTAAAGGTCTATAAAGTCAATCTTTGCTTTATCTATTCGCTTGTCAATTTCTCGCCCCCAGTCATTATAGACCGCAATTGAATCGGGCTTTCTTTCCCTATCAATTCCTATTCTACAATGCGAAAAAGGAACATGGCTAGAAGTTGTTTCCTTTCCTGTTATGTCGTAATTTTTATGAATCGCAAAACCTCCATGCATCGCGAAATCATAGGCGCATCTTCTGAGTAGCTTATCAGCGGTTAATCGGTCGCCATCTACCACCGTTGCGCCTAAAGAAGCATCGGCAAAGCCTGTGCCGTTGATGAATTTGAAATATATGTCAATGCAAGTGATGGCAACGCCCGACCCGTTAACAATGTCCACAACCCTTTGAGGATATGCGTTGTCAATGTCATAGTTGATAATGCCTAAAGACTTGTCGTCCCTACGAATTATGCGCTTTTGAATCTTGGCGATGTTGATTCTCATTATTCAGTAACCTTCGTAGTTATAGTTTCGGCAACTTCGCCCGATTGATTATCAGCGTTAACATCCGTTACTTCCTCCGTTACTGTTTTGGTAATTTCGGGCGCAACTGCCTTAGGCTTCCTGCCTCTTTTACTCTTTGTATTTTCAACGCCATCCAATTCAGAAAGTAAAGCCTCGCCATTTACGAATGAACGTGAATGTCCTGAGTTGGATTTTACCATCTCTATTGCCACATCGTCCGTAATGTTTGCGACTGTATAGTGAGCGTGGTTAAAGTAAACCAGCGCGTTCGGTTTTAGTTTGTGTTTGCGTTCCATCGTCATCAATTTTAACTGTGTTTCGGTTAACCCCTTTAACTCAAATAAAGCGTCTAGTATGCAACTTTGACAAGTCCCCTGCCCGACCTTTTTTCCCGTTAATTCTTTGTGAACTGCTAGGAATTTCACCACAACTGGGTGCGCCTTATCAATTTGACCTTTTGGCACAACGATTAAAGGGCTGACCTCTTCGAGTAATGCTTTTAATTCTAGTGGTGTCATGCTGCGAAGTTACAAAAAAAAAGCGGTGTCATGTTTCCACGCTCACCGCCTTTTTTTATTTCAATTGATTAGATTACACTAAGCCGTTAACCAGCGCAAGAGTAGTAGCATAATCAGTGTCCCACAATGTGTGCGGCAAACTTGAAGGTCGGCTAATTTCATCGTTGCGAATCAAAAGGTTATATGCACCTTGTGTTTCAGCATCGGCCAAAATACGCTCCAATTCCTGTAACCGTAGGCCTGTTTCAAGACCATAGATTTCAAAGGCTGAATTACCATCTAAACCCTTCCTGTTATTCTGAACGATTGCCACTACCAACGCCCCATCCAATTTGCCTAGTTGCAATTTTGCATCAGGGCTATTGTCAAAGCATTTGAATCTTACCTCGTGGTCGTATCCGTTAACGTAACGGCCTTTAACCATTGCCGAACGTGGCTCATTTGAGTTGTTTACACCTTCGTACTCATACCCAACTGCTGGGGCTGTGAGTGTGATGTTGGTAACGATTATCGGATTAACGTTGTCGTATGTAACGTTTCCGTCAATGTCGTCATAGTTTATAAGAATAAGCCTATCGTTCACACCCCCCGTTGGAGGATATGCGCAATCATAGGCTATTCCAGCTGTGATATTATCGCAAATTGGCATGATTTCTTTTGTTAAAGGTTAATACTAATAAGCAACTTGAACCAAGTAGTCTTGCAACACTTTTGCATCTAGGTTAGCACCGAAGTCAAAGTATGTTTTCTTGTCTTTTTTGTCAACAAAAACGTCTACTTCTGAAAGCGTACCTTCTTCCTCTGTTCCGAAAGCAATGTTAGCTTTAGTAGTCAACAAAGCGCGGTGAGGAAGGTAGTAGTTCAACTCACTCGCAGCGGTGCGTTGGTAACCTTGAATCATTCTGTCCCAAAAGCTATAAGCGTAGATAGTAACACCCATTCTTTTAATCACCATTACACCGTCTTGGATGTACTCGAATGCTACAGAAAGACCGTTGTTTGCTCCAGCTTCCAATTCGCGAACGTACTGGTCAGCTACTGACTGAGTAACGATAATGATTTTGTCTGCTTTATCACGTAGACGGAAGTCAGAATTGAACACCAAGTTTTGTAGCGTGTTAGTTACCACACGGTTAGTTGTATCCGTTGAATTGAACGCTTGCAATGCAAAAGTAGTCTGTGCATTTTTAGCAGTCAAGTCAGTCGTTTTTCTTGCAGGAGTTGTAGCAACAATTGCGAACAATTGTTTCCAAATACCATCAAAAGCATCCCAACGCTTCGCAACGAAACCAGCCGTTACGAATATACCACCACCAGCAGTATCGTCTGCTGCCGTGTCACCAAACCAAACAAGGCGATGGAACATTTCAGCAATAGCATCTTGGTAACGCTCAACAAAGAAAAGAGCAAAATCAGTATTGGTAAGGTCGCCTTTTTGAACACCATTTTTCAAACCGTAAACAAAGAAAGTTTCAAGCAAATTGTCGAAACACTCGCTGAAACGGTCATCAATGTAAGCAGGCTCCCAAAACTTTTCTGTGTTTTCAATAGCCGCATCGTTCTCGATTGGAGAACAGCTAGACGTATCGTGTTTTTGTCCTACCAAACCTGACAAAATTCCAAGAAATGCAATTTGTTTCTTGGCTTTGATGCCTGTGTAGATAGTAAGGAATTCGGTCATCGCGGGTTTCGCGTACACGTCCTCCATTATACCCTCTGAAAGGGCTTTTATTTCTTCACCGTTAAAGGCTAAGTCTGCTGGGTTAAGGATTGCCATTTGATTTGATTTGTTTTGATTGGTTAGTTATTATTTTTTACCCTTACGTGCTGCAAGGGCTTCTTTGATTGTTGAGTAACTTGAAACCTCTTTTGCAGAATCAACTACTTGCTTTTTGAAAGCTACTTGTTGTGCTGCTGGTTTGTAAGTAGATTGCAATTTTGCCACTTGAGCAAATTCCTTTTGCAATTCGGCAAAGGCAGTTTGTTCTGCTTCGCGTTCTGCTTTCAAAGTAGCCAGTTCAGAAGCTAATGCCTCAACATCAACTACCTCTACTTCGATGATTTCAGTAATAACACCACCAACGGTAACTACTTGCAAGCCTTCAAAATTGTGAGTTGCATCGGGTACTGGATTGCCCTCAGCATCAATAACCGAATCGCCAACTTTAGGCATATCTTCCTCAGTCACTACGACTACAGGAACGCCCTCGATTGTGGTTAGATCTAGTGATACTGCTTTAACAGGTTTGCCCGCGATTAGCGAAGCGATTTGAATGCGCATTGCTGCGATTTCTTCTTTCAATGTTGCCATGATTTCAGTTGATTGTTTTGGTTTAATTAGGGCAACCGCTACGGTTGCATTTGTTACGATTTCAGAAGCGAACCC